AGGATGCGCTGGATGCGGGGGTCGACGGGCATTTATTCGGCCCACCCTTTTTCGATGGCGATCTCGATCACCTCTTCGGCGAACTTTCGGTCGCGCTTCCCGCTGACGAAATACTGACGGACCTGTGCGTCACGATCGACGACGGTCACGAGGATTGCCTTCGACTTCAGGAATAGGATCGCGGAATCGAGCCGCCGTTGGCGCTCCTCGATCCAGTTGACGAACTTCGGCGGTTCGGCGGGCGGCGCGCGGTGTTGGAGCTTGGCGGGTTGGCCGGGGGCAGGATTCGAACCTGCGACCTCCTCCGTCGCCCGCAGGGCGCGACCGGTAGCGACCCGATCACGTTGCACATCCCCTTGGGTCGGGCGCGCTGCCGCTGCGCTACCCCGGCCATGATCGTTCGTCTTCTTTCCTTCCCCCGCCTTGGGCGCCGGAATCTGCGGCTCCGGCGGCATGCAATCGGGCCGCAGGCAAGCCGGAACGTCTGCGGGGTCCATCGTCGGCTTGACCACGACCGGGGCTGCAGGCAGCGGACCGATATCGGCGAGCGGCAGCTCGGCCTCGGTGGGTAGCGCCGCGAATGTCATCGCCTCCGCATCCTTCGGCGGATAGGCCTGCTCCAGTCCCACCATCGCAGCCGCGCTGGGCGACAGGCGATATCCGTCCATCTCCAGCAAGCCCTTCCACCGGAGCGCCTGCACATGCTCGGCGAGCGCCGCCTTATTCAGCCCGCTGCACAGCCGCAGCTCGCCCGGCGACGGCACGTTCGGCGCCGCTTTCGCGATACATTGCAGGATGCGCCAGCGCGGCTCCGAAATGCCCGATGGGGCCGATCGCACGCTGTCGATCGATTGCATCGTCGCAAGCATCGCGGTGGCGATCGCCGGGTCGGATATGGGCCGAATGTTGCTCATTGGGCGGCCTCCGCGACTGACAGCCAATGCGCGCGGACCAGCCGCGTCATCTCGTCGGCGACCCTTTTCCCGCCTTGCAGCCGGCGCACGGTCCACCCGCACGGACAGACTGCAACCGAATAGGTGCCACCATAGGCAGCGGGCGCCGTCTGCATGCTGATGACATGGTCGCGGGCCGATAGGTGCGCCGCGCATGTTGCACTATGCGGCGGGGCAAAATCGACCACGTCAGAGGAATCGCAAACGTAACAGGTGTGGCCCATCGTCAGTCCCTCATCATCCAGGGCGCATCGGCGGGAATCGGGCGCAGCAGCGCTTCGCCGCCGCCGATCGGGCGCACCGGATCGATCGCGCGGCCGCACTGGCGCGTGGCAGCAAGGCGATCTTGCTGCGCCTGCCATTCTTGCCGCGCGAGCAGCTGCTCCGCCTCGATCAGCGTGACGCCGTGCTCGCGCGCCAGCAGGAAGATTTTGCGGTGCCGCGCGAGCTGCTCGGCGCGGGTGAGCTTCGGCTTTTTCATCTGCCGCGCTCCGCTGCTTTGAACACCGCGTCGCGCGGCTTCACGAAATGGGTGCGCGTGTCGCCCGGTTCGGTGACGACGCGGTTGTCGAAGACGACCCAGCAATAATCGGCCTTGCCGCCCTTGAACGCCTTCTCGCCCATCTCGCCGATCAGATGGCCCGGCGGCATCGACGGCCGCTCCATCAGGATCAGCACGTCCGACGGCATCTTGCGCTGGAAAAGTCGATAACGCTGGTCGGTCGACAGCCATTTCAGCGGCACGAGCGCGCAGACCTTGTCGCTGACCAGCCGCAGCGCCTTCGCGACCATCATCGACGTCAAACCGGTGACGATACAGTCGTTTTGGGTGCTGTAGGGCGGGTTGAAGACGATCGACGTAGGTTCGTCGAAGGGGGCCAGATTCTCGAGAAAGAAGTCGCGGATCGCGAAGGGCCAATCGCCGCAGGCGAACTCCCACGCCCCGCGTCGATCCTCGACATCACCGCCCGACACGTCGAAGCCGAACAGGTCGAATAGCTGCGGGATCGTGCCGCGACCGCAGCACGGATCATGGATATGACACCCCTCGAATGCCGCGAAACCCAGCGTCGAGATCAGCGCCTCGGTGCACCAGCTTTCGTCGATATACCAATCCCAGGGATGGCGGTCTTCCGCGAGCGCGGTCAGCTCAGCGGCGCTCACAGCAGCCTCCCCGACGCAAAGACGACGGGCCGATCACCCTCATAGGCGATCGTCATGGGCGTCTTGCCGAGCTGGCGCGGCGGATCGAACGGCCGCGCCGCGGTTTCGAGGACGCACAGCGCCTCGGTCCAAAGCTCTTGAAATGCCGCGACATGCCGCGCCCGCCACGTCGCACCCAACGCCTTGCGCAGGCGCTCCGGCAGCGCGAACCAGTGCGTCGGGCAGAGCATCTTGCCCCGATCGACATGGACACGGCACCCCGGCGCCGCACAGGTGACGGGCGCGCGGATCACTGCAAGCCACCAGCGGCAGGCGGAGCAGGGCGCATGCAGATTTCGGCGAGAATAGCGACGACCTCGCCCGCGCTGCACCAGTCAAAGCCTTCGGTTTCCCCCATCCCCCAGCGTCCGGACGGACACCATGCGATGGACGCCCCCTTATAACGGGTCTTCCCATCGTCCGGACCCACCAGGACGATGCTGAATGACCAGCCATTGGGCAGATTGAACCGAATGCGGGGCGCTCCGCTCGCGGGGTCCAAATCGGCTTCAAACTGTGTCATCGTCGGCCCCCAGCACCGCATCGCCGAGATCGAGCATCCGTGCTTCGATCTGCTCCATCAGCGCGGGCAGCGCGGACGGCTTCACCATCTCGATCAGCGTCGGCGCGAATTGCTTCCAGCCCGACACCGACAGCCGCGCGAGATTGCCCTGCGCGCCATTCATCCACTTGGTGTCCCCGGTCAGGCGGGGCTTGTCGGTGCGCGCCTTCGCACCTGCCGCGACCATCGCATCCGCGACCGACCCGATCTCGCCGGCATCGTCGCGAACGATCGTGTCGATCACCAGCCGCCGCGTCGCCTCGTCCGCGATGGCAGCGAGGTCGAGCAGCGCTGCCTGTTTCCGGCCAAGGTCGGTGCGCGCCAGCGCCTCCGACAGCTCGCGTTCGAACGGGGCAATCAGTTGGCGATGAATGAGCAGCGAACGCTGGATATTGCGGGGCGAAAAGCCGAGCGAGTGCGCGACTTCTTCCTGCCATCCATATAGTCCCGCCAACTTGGCGGAACTATGCTGCGACTCCATCGCGGCCGCATCTGGCGCGCGAACGACGCCGGCCGCGCGGGCGCGCTCGCGCTCCCAGCGCTTGACCTGGCCGACCTGTTGCGCCGTCAGACCTTCATATCCCTGCGACCAGCGCGCCTCGACGTCGTCGGCGATCGCGCGCACGAACATGGCGCGCTCGAGCGGGCCGAAGTCGCGGCGGTGAAGGTTTTCACTCGCTTCCAGGCGCCGCAGCTCGGCGGGCGAGCCTTTGACCTCGATGGCATCGATCCACTTGAGGTTGAGGCCGCGCGCGCCCTGGAGGCGGTGCAGTCCGGTGACGAGCAACCACTGATCGTGGTGAAAGACGACCTTGATCGGATCGCTCTGCCCGTCGCGTGCGATCAGCGCGCCCAGCGCCGCCGCCTTTTCCGGCCAGAACAGGCCGATGCGCTCGCCGACGCGAACGTCGGTGGGGCTGATCTGGAACACCTCGGTTGCGGCGTAAGGTTCTGAAGCAGCGGCGATGTTCATTTCGCCCCCGCAATTAGATGCTGCACGGCCGAATCGACGGTGCTACCATCCGACAAGTCGGACACCTTGAAACGCCCAGGAAACAGCTCTTGAACCGTCTTCCCGAGATCCCTTGCAATCGCTTCTGCGGTCTTGGCGACGGCGCGTCCGCGCAGCACATCCGCCACGGATTTCCGGGGCAAATCGCATTTGCGCTCGAATTCATAAAGCGACCCGTGCCGAATGCGCAGGGCCGCTTTGATCTCCTCTGGATGAGGGGCAGCGGATAACATGACAAACGCTCCTAGTTCCGAGAAGTCGGATAAAACATCCGTTAAGTCGGAAAGTCAAGCGCTATCTGGCGCGGACGCAATCGGGCTGCGCATTCGCAAATCTGCGAAGGAGATGAATTTAAGCCAGGCCGATCTTTGTAGGAAAGCCTCGCTCAAGGCGCAGACGCTATCGGGCTATTGGACGGGCAAGACTGTGCCGAAGGCGCCGCAGCTATTCGCGCTCGCCGATGCACTGGAGCGTAACCCGCGATGGCTGGCGACGGGCGATGGCCAGCCAGCGCCGCCGGTCGAACTCGATCCCGAACGCGCTGACGAGGAAGAGCGGCTGCTAAACGCTTGGCGTCGTCTCGATCCGGAACAGCAGGCGCATGTCGTTAACAATGCGGAGCTACTCCTCGGCGTGTATATGGTGCCCCGACTAAAGCTTGGTCGCGAAGAGCCGTTATCGCTCCACGACAAGGACCGCGGCTTCAAAGGAGAAGGGGAATGAAGGTCATCTTGCCGATCATGGGCGCCGCGATCGCGCTCGCCGCGTGCGGTGGGCCAGCGCCTGTCGAAGAGGTTGCCGTGGTACCGGCCGAAGCCGTGGTTGAAGCCGAACTCGCTGGTCCTTCGGCGGCGGCGATCGAAGCTGCGAAGGTTGCGCTGCGCGCCGAGCCCAAGGTCAAGGATCTGGTCTACAGCGCGACCGACACCGTTCAATGGAACGTCGGCGTCCTCGACGATGGCTCGCGGCGCACCGGCTATGCCGAATATCTCTGCACGGTGATCGGCGACAAGGGCGCGCTCGCCGGCCGCACCCATGTCCGCGTCGTCGATATTGCCAAGGTCGCACAGGGTAGCGACTTCCGCGACGCCAACCTCGGCCACGTCATCTGCGAAACCGGCGACGTCATCGACGCCTAGTCCCGCCAGAAAGATCGACCCACTTGATGCGCGCCTTCTGGCGCGCTTTTCATTCGCAGGCGCGCCGCGCGCCGCTGAAATCCGCCGCTAATGCTAAGTGGGACTATCCGGCCGGCCGATTTCACCTATGGTCCCACTTCCGGTCCCACTTCCGGCGCCGCCTCGTCGCGACCCATATCGCTCCGACATCGCTGAGAACCGCCTCACGCGCCGCTCACCGCCTTCTAAGAGGTCGGCGCCGCGACTCCGGTTGCTCTTGTCCCAGCGATGTCTATTAGCTTGGTTAATCTAGATATTGGTCCCACTTCCGCGGAGCGCCCCGAATGTGCCGAAACGCCCGAATTTTCCCGGTTTGTCCCGCACAATCCCACCTAATACCGGTCAATCCCGGCTCTCCAGCCCCTCTTGTCCCCTAACAGAGGTTCGGTTCGCGGGCTATGCGTCGGTGTTCGACCGGGTCGATCGCGGGGGCGATGTGGTGCGCGCGGGGGCGTTTGCGGCGAGTTTGCGCGAAGCGCGCGCGGTGCCCTTGCTGTGGCAGCATCGGCCGGGTGCGGTGATCGGCGCGATCGAGGCATTGGCGGAGGATGCGCGCGGGCTGCGCGTGGTGGCGCGGGTGACGCATCCGACGGCGGCGCGGCTGGTCGCGCGCGGGGCGCTGACGGGATTGTCGTTCGGATATCGGGTGCGCGCGGCGCGCGGGGCGCGGCCGCGCGAGCTGCTGGCGCTCGACCTGGTCGAGGTGAGTTTGGTGGCGGTGCCGATGCAGCCGCTGGCGCGGGTGGTGGGGGTGGCGAGATCTGATCCTCCCCACTCGTGAGGAGGTGGCAGCGCGAAGCGCTGACGGAGGGGGTGGGCGTCCTTGCGCGACGTTGCCCAAGGACGCCCACCCCCTCCACCATCCCCGCTTTCGCGGGGACGGTCCCCCTCCCCGCAAGCGGGGAGGATTTTTTTGGAAGGAGTGACGGGCATGGAAGTGGATATGGAAGTGAAGGCCGATGCGCTCGACGGCGCGTTCGATGCGGTGCTGGCGGCGGAGGCGGTCGACGAGCTGAAGGCGTCGGTCGCGGCGCTGCAGCGCCAAGTCGATGCGCAGGCGGTCGCGGCGTCGCGGTTGCCGCTCGACGGGGCGAAGGCGGCCGATCCGGCGCGCGATGCCTTTGTCGAACGCTATCTGCGGCGCGGGATCGATGCGGGGGTCGAGATGAAAAGCCTGTCGGGGGCGAGCGGCGGCGAGGGCGGCTATGCGGTGCCGCGCGAGATCGACACCAGCATCGCCGCGACGTTGAAGGCGCTGTCGCCGATCCGCAGCATCGCGAGCGTCGTCCAGACGGGGACGAGCGGGTATCGCAAGCTGGTCGCGACGGGATCGACCGGCGCGGGCTGGGTCGGCGAGACGGCGGCGCGCCCCGAAACGGCGACGCGCAGCCTTGCCGAAATCGCGCCGCCGTCGGGCGAGCTGTACGCCAATCCGGCGGCGAGCCAGGCGATGCTCGACGATGCGATGTTCGACGTCGAGGACTGGCTGGCGGGCGAAATCGCGCGCGAGTTCGCGGTCGCCGAAGGGACGGCGTTCGTGAGCGGCAACGGCACGAACCGGCCCAAGGGCTTCCTGTCCTATGCGACGACGAACGAGGGCGATGCGGCGCGCGCGTTCGGCACGCTCCAGCACCTCGCGACGGGAAGCGCGGGGGCGTTCCCCGCGTCGAACCCGCAGGACAAGCTGGTCGAACTGGTCCATGCGCTGAAGCCCCCCTATCGCCAGGGCGCGGTATGGGTGATGAATTCGGACACGCTCGCGCGTATCCGCAAATTCAAGACGGCGGACGGCGCGTTCGTGTGGCAGCCGGGGCTGGTCGAGGGACAGGCGGCGACGCTGCTGGGCTATCCGGTGATCGAGGCCGAGGACATGCCCGACGTCGCGGCGAACAGCCTGTCGATCGCCTTCGGCAATTTCCGCGCCGGTTACCTGATCGCCGACCGCGGCGAGACGCGCATCCTGCGCGATCCGTTCAGCAACAAGCCTTTTGTGCATTTCTATGCAACCAAAAGGGTCGGCGGTGCGATCATCGATTCGAATGCCGTCAAGCTGATGAAGTTCGCCGCCAGCTGAGCTGGCGCGCGATGGGCGCCCGGCTGCCGTCCCCCCTTTCGGACGCAGCCGGGCGCCAAGCAGCACGGGCTTTGCTTTCCAACGACAGACTGAAGGACTTGCCATGACGATGATGGCGATACCGGTCGCGCTCGACGACGCGCGCGCCTGGTTGCGGCTGGGCGCGGCGGGCGACGATGCGATCGTCGAACGGCTGGTGCGCACGGCCACGAATATCTGCGAGGCCTTTACCGGCCAATGGCTTGTAATCCGCGCGGGCGAGGAGCGCGTTGCGGTGCGCGGAGGCATCGCTGCGCTGCGCGCGCGTCCGGTCATCGGGATAGACGAAGCAGCGCTGATTGCCGCGGACGGGAGCGAGATGGCGCTCGACCCGGACAAATACCGGACGGTCATCGGCCCCGACGGCGACGCAGCGATCCGCATCGACGATCCGCAGGGAGCAGGACAAGTGCGCATCGGCTTTCGCGCCGGGATCGCCGCGGCGGCGGAGAATGTGCCCGAGGCGATCCGGCACGGCATATTGCGGATGACGCAGCATCTTTATGCCGCGCGCGACGATGTGCAGGCGTCGCCGCCCGCGGCGATTGCGGCGCTATGGCAGCCGTGGCGGCGCATCGGCCTGGGCGGCGCGCGATGAGCGGTGCGGAACAGGTCGTGCGGATACGGGCGTTGAACCTGCTGGCGGACGATCCAGCGTTGCGCACCTTCGTCCACGGGGTGTTCGACGGAACGCCGCCGCGCGCGAACATCCCCTATGTGTCGGTCGGCGCGGCCGAGGGAAACGACTGGGGGACGAAGGACCGGGCGGGGCGCGAGGTCCGGTTGACCGTGATGATTTTCGGTGCCGGCGAAGGGCCGGTCGGCGATGCAGCCGCGCGCATCGAGGCGGTTCTGGCCGGATTGCGCGGTGCGGCGGGCGGCTGGTCGATCGTCAGCGTGCGGCCGGTGCGGACACGCTTCAGCCATGCGCGCGACGGCGGCTGGCGGCACGAACTGGTCGTCCGGTTCCGCTGTCTCGCGGGGCTTTAGGGTCAGGGCCCTAGCCGGGGCGCGTGCCGGTGTCGCTGTAATCCTTGAATTTCTCGCTGAAATTCGCGTGATAATCCTCGACCTGCAGATCGGCGTTTTCGGTCGCATCGGCGGTCGAATCGCCGCTCGCTCGGTTGAGCGCGATGACCGCGGCATGGAAGGCGCCGCGCTCTGCGGTGCAGATCGATTTCAGCCCCATTTCGAATTCGGTCGGCGATTTCTTGTCGTCGAGCGACTTCAGCATGTGCGTGTTCAGGCATTTGGTGAAGACAACCCGCGTGCGGTCGACCGTCGCGCTCGGTGTCTGGACCATCATCGCCAGGACGATTGTCGTCATAAGCATCCCGTTACTCCCCAGTTCCGGATGTTCTTGTCCAAAGGAGAATAAACCATGGCCGTCGAAAATGGGAGCGCCTTTCTGCTCAAGGTCGGCGACGGCGCGGCGCCGCCCGCCTATGCCACCGTCGCGGGGCTGCGCACGACGCAGCTGTCGGTGAACGGCGAGGCGGTGAACGTCACGACCAAGGATTCGGGCGGCTGGCGCGAATTGCTGTCGGGTGCGGGGGTGCGGTCGGTGTCGGTGAGCGCAGCGGGGATCTTTACCGGATCAAACGCCGAGGCGCGGCTGCGCGGACATGCGCTGGCGGGCACGATCGACGATTATGAGCTGAGCTTCGAGAGCGGCGAACGGATGCAGGGGCGCTTCCTCGTCACGCGGCTCGACTATGCCGGCGATTATAATGGCGAGCGGCAATATACGCTGAACCTCGAATCGAGCGGTCCGGTGGTGAGCCTGTGAGCGGCGCGGCGAATGCGATGCGCGGCGAGGCGGAGCTGCGCGTGGGCGATGCGTGCCTCGTCCTGCGGCCGAGCTTTGCGGCGCTGGTCGCGGCGGAGGCCGAGCTGGGGCCGCTGTTCGCGCTGATCGAGCGCGCGGCGGACGGGCGGCTGGCGCTGGGCGAGCTTGCGGCGCTGTTCTGGCATTGCGTGAAGGAGCGGCCCGACGGGCTGACGCGCGACGCGATCGGCGAGGCGGTGGTGGCAGCGGGGCTGGCGGCGGTGACGCCGGCGCTGCGCGTGCTGATCGGGCAGATCTTGCAGGGACGGTGAGGGGTGGAGGAGCGATCCTCCCTGTGCCGCGGGCATGGGGAGGGCGACCGCCGCGAAGCGGTGGTGGAGGGGCCGTGACGTCGTGCCATTTGCCCCTCCGTCAGCGGCTTTGCCGCTGCCACCTCCCCATCGCTGCGCGACAGGGAGGATTACTGTGTCTGATCCTGGGTTTGGAACCTCGGCAGTCCGGTTGCTCGGCACGATGGCGCGGGTCGCGGGGTGGCTTCCCGATACATTCTGGAATGCGACGCCGGCCGATGTGGCGGCGGTGCTGCGCGGGTGGCGCGACGAGCAGGCGGGCGGTGCGGGGGTCGACCGCGCGGCGCTGGGCGCGATGATGGAGAGCTTTCCCGATGGACGAGTTTGACGAGATGCGCGTGTCGGTGCGCGCCGACACGGGGGCGTTCCGGCGCGACATCGCCGCGATGCGCGCCGCGATGGAGGGGCCGCTGGCGCAGGGCGCCGACGCAGCGGGGCGCGCGATCGAGCGGTCGCTGGCGCGCGCGATCACGAGCGGCAAGCTGGGGTTCGAGGATCTGAAGCGGCTCGCGCTGTCGGTAATGGCCGATATTGCGCGCGCCGCCGTTGCGAACGCCGTTACGGGCGGCGGCCAGCAGGGCGGCGGGGGCGGTGGGCTGGCGTCGCTCGGCGCGTCGCTC